GCTTTAGAGACATTGATGAAAATAGCTGGTATGTTAACTAACGAGAAACACACGGAGTCGTTAGCCCTCATACAGGAGTTTACTGGTTTTAGTCAGGAGAAGCTCAATGCTTTTAAAGCTGGGGTACTACCAGAGCATGGTAAAGAAGAATAACATATTAATACCAATTAGGTTTGCTACAAGACATGAATTACATGAATTAATATGTGGTGCAATATTTTGTCCCGCATGTGATTGTCAGTTAATGGGTGAAGACATTATGAACAAAATGCCCGTAGTTAGCAGTTTAGATACCCTAGAAGGCTGGATGTGTGACATATGTGACAGTGTGTTCGACTTGCAAGATAAAATAGTAGATATCGGCGAATTTGATTTATTTAACCAAGAGATTGCGGTAGCGTGATGCCAAATAAACCATTAAAGAATTATAAAGGCTCAATGCCATTGACTCTTGAGATGTTTCCTGAAAAAGATTGGGTAGATGAGCAAGGGAGACAATGGACATCTAATATAAAAACGAGATTAGAAAAAGACAATGGTAATTGGTATTTATATCCAACTATGATGGGAGGATTAGACCTACCAGAGATTGGTGCATATTTAAGTGCTTTAAAAGGCAAAAACTTTGGTGTTTATGAATCTAAAGAGCAAGGTATGAAGGCTGATGAGGATATACATGAATACTTTTATAATCTAAAAGGCTATCAAGAAGGCGGTGATGTAAACACATTATTAGGGTTGGCGGTAGGTTACGAAAACGGTGGTCGAGCAGAATCACTGCAACCTGTGATGGATGCCATTAGTAGACTTCAGCAATCTCCAATGGTAGAGAATATGCTTACTAAGATGTTACAAAAAACCGTAGATGAAAAAGCCCAGACAGAACGTGGCGTGCTATATAATTATTTAAAACGCCTTGAGAAGGTAAAATCTGGCAATCTTTCTGTTTTAGAAGATAGAGGTGGACAATATCAAGTTGATTGGGACGACAATCTACAGAATAGGATGAGTCGTTATCCCGGTTCAAAACTTAGACCTGCAACGGAAGATGAACTAAGTTATCATAAAGGAATTTTAAATAAACAGCTGAAAGAACTTGGTGTTTTAGATTTTAAGGAGCGTGAAGGAGGGATTAAAAGCGATGTAATTCTTGAAGATGTTCAAAAATTATATCCTAGCGCTGAAGCATTTGAAGGTGCAGAAAGAGTTTTTATGCCGAGAGAACCATTAGACCCCATAGGAAAGATGTTGTGGGATAAAAATTACCAGCATGAACTAGGACACCAAGGAAGAGATTTGGCTGGAGAGTTTTTATCAACTAAAGAAGAGCTTTGGAGCGATAGACCGGAAGAGAGACAGGCAAATAGGGACGCATTGAATGTTTTAAAGGAGAATTTTACAAGGGCAGGTCTTCCGTTTAATAAGATTGATGCATACAGATGGATAACTGGTGGTTCTAAAGTAGAAGCTATGGAAAACCCATCCATGGCTCCATTCATCAATAGAATGAAATATCTTCCTACAGGCTCAGAAGATACACCATATGAGCCGTCTTTGTTACAATCTGATTGGAGAAACGTGGGAGAACCTTCTGTTAAAACAACATATGACAGCCCCGGAGATTATATGGATGCATTGAACAACCTTAGACTTAGAATGCTGTCTACTCAAGCGATGACAGACCCTTCAAAAACATTTCGTGATGCAGGGGTTGCCACTAGACCAAACATTAAGAGTTATAAAACTTTTTGGGATTTAATAAACGAATAGTGGCGAATAATTTCAATATAACTCCATCACCTAGTGAGATGAAAGAGCGTGATGATGTTCTTTTAAATTCTTTTAATAACCTTATATACTTCGGTAGGGCGTTTTTACCGAGAGATTTTTTAAAAAAATCAGAATCTGCACCTTTTCACTATGAAATGGCTGAAAAAATGATTGACACAGAGCCCGGAGCAAGAATATGTAATATTATACCACGTGGTCATGGTAAATCTGTTCTTGCTAAAGCGGCTATTATACATAAACTCTGTTTTGCTGGTGAAGATAGTCAGCATTTTATAGCTTGGGTATCAGAAGAACAGGGACAGGCTATTGACCATTTAAAGTATATTCGCTCGCATTTTGAGAATAATAAGATGATAAAGTATTATTTTGGCAATATGGATGGGGGATTATCTGGTAAGCGTTGGACGGAGAAAGATATTGTTACAGCAAAAGGGGATAGGGTTATTTCAAAAGGTACATCACAGCGTTTAAGGGGAAGGGCTGAAGTAGATGTTCGTTATACTGGTATTGTTTTAGACGATTTTGAATCAGAATTAAACACAAAGACACCGGAACGTAGGTCTGAAATTAAAAAATGGATTGTATCTACTGTATATCCGGCGCTTGAAGAGACACCGGGTAATGAAGGTTGGATATGGCTTGCCGGAACTATTGTTCATTATGATTCATTTTTACAGATGGTTTATGACGGCTGGAAGAAAGCTAACGAAGATAAAAGGAAATATCCTTGGGATGTGAACTTTTATCGTGCTATCGAAGATGGAAAGCCATTGTGGTCTTCGCAATTTTCACAAAAAAAGCTAAATGCAAAGAAACGTGAGTTTATTGAAGCGGGGCTTGTTAATAAATTTGCTCAGGAGTATATGAATGATGCCCGTGATATTACAAATGCGGCATTTAAGATAGACAGGATTCAGTATTACAATGGTAGATTTGAGAAAAGAGGCAATATGCCGTTTATTATTGACGGAGATGATGCGATTCCGATTAATGTTTACATTGGCGTTGATTTAGCGGCAACTGCAACGGCAACATCTGATTTTCAAGTTATATTAGTTATGGGTATTGATTCACATAAAAACCGTTATATACTTGATTACTTCAGGGAACGGATACCCACATTTGATGTTCCGGCAAAAATTATTGAATTGGCGAAGAAATATAGCCCCGTCAGGAGAGTGACTATTGAAACAGTAGCCGCTCAGGAGATGGTCAGGGATATGGTGACTCGTATGTCTGTTAAGGAAAGAAGACTTATGCCGGGATTGTTTAAAGGAGTTAAGCCCCCAGCGAGAATGAAGAAAGAGGATAGGCTTGAAACAGCGTTGGGTCAGATTGTCAACTCTAAAAAACTGTATATTTATAGACATATGACAGAAATTGTTGATGAGTTCTTTGAACACCCAAAGCCGAGGAACGATGATTTATTAGACGGTTTATATTATGCTGACTATTTTGCAAAAGCTCCAAAAACAGATAAAATGAGTGCAGATGATATTGAGAAAAAACAGGAGAAAATGGATTCATATAGGTTTAGAAAAGCCTATAATTGGGTAACTGGCGCAAAAACTTAAATTATGTTAATGTTTTTATTGTATTTATATTCAGATATTATGTATAATAGACACAATGTATAAGTTTGGAAAAAGGTCAAGACAGAACCTAAAAGGGGTTAATGCCAAACTGGTCAATGTTCTTAATACGCTTATTAAGATAATGGATGTTACTGTTATTGAAGGGGTTAGGAGCAAAGAACGACAGGCTGAACTCCTTGAAAAAGGAGCAACGAAGGTTAAATATTCAAGGCATATGGAAGGTAAAGCTGTAGATATAGCGCCTTATCCTATAGACTGGAACGACAGGGAACGGTTTCATTATATGGGAGGTATGGTACGTGGCATTGGTAAACAACTTGGTGTAAAAATTCGTTGGGGAGGGGATTGGGACTCTGATGGCGAGATTAAAGATAACAATTTTGATGATTTAGTACATGTGGAGATAAGAGAATAATGGCTGGAACAACAGATACAGTACCTGCAATGCTAACTCCCGGAGAATTTGTAATTAAACAGGAGTCAGCGGCTATGTTAGGTGAACCATTACTGCGAAAATTAAATGCGATTTCTGATAATGCCGCACATAGTAATATTGATGCATTGATTGCTCAATCGCAACTTGCGAACATGAAACCTATGTATGGCGGGGGAGAAGTAGTACCCGGTTATCAAGATGGTGATGTGGTAGCACCATCTGAACAAGCTCTACCAGATTGGAGTAAAATAAGACCCAATTCACTTTTAAAATTATTTGAGGAGGGGAATCAACATATATTTCCAACTGAACTAGAGTCTTCTATTTATGATAGGGACGAAGCAGTTAGTGATTCTCTTGAGGCGGAAGGGCTTGATTTTTGGGGTTCTGATGCAGAAATGGAAAGATATGAACGTGAGCATAGTAAAGCTATGAATGGTATGACGGCTTCTAATTATGACGATGTTAGGTTGTTTTTACAGGATATGGCAAAAAAGAAGAGAAAAAACACATTGACAGACACTGAAAAAGAAGAGGTTAGTTCATCAATAAAAGACTTAACACCGGCAATTAGAAGATTTTTTTCAGAGAATCCTGATATGTTTAAATCTGCTCCTGAAGGTACGACTAGGGCAAAAGGTGATTACGAGGCTCAAGAAATTAGCCCAGAATTACCTTTAACTTGGAGATATAATAAAACTTTAGGAAGAGCTTTTAATAAAGTGTTACCCGATTTTTATGAGAATGGCGGCGGAGTAGGAGAAGCTGGTAGACAGTACCCTCCGGGGACATTAATGAGCCCTTTTATGGGAGATACAGTATCTCCACAAGATAAAACAGGAACGACACCTTTCCAATCTCCGGAACAAGCCGCTGAGTTTGCAAGAATGATAAAAATGCTTCAAATTCAAGAGATTCTAAAAAAAGCTAAAGAGTCCCAGACTTATGATGCTGAAATGATTGAATCTGATGGAAAAAGCATATTGCCACCTTGGCGGGGTAAAAGAAATTTTAAAGGCAATCTATACGAAGAAGGTATACAGTTCCCGGTATACCGAGAAGGAAATCCGCAAATACATCTCCGATAAATATGGCTAAAATAGACAAAGATATTAGAGCTGAACAAAATCAAGAGCTCTTTAGGAATTGGAGTGATGCTCGAACAGATTGGGATACTGAAGCTAGGAAAGATATTGATTTTTATCTTGGTAACCATTTTACTTCAGATGAGTCAGACGAATTACAAGCCAGAAACCAAGCTGATGTTCCTATGGACAGGGTTTCTTCGGCAGTTGAAAAATTTAAAGCGGTACTTACGTCGAGACCTCCGGCATTTACAATTACACCAAGAGAAGATTCTGATGTAAAGGTAGCAAGTGTCTGGAGAACCATTGTTAGCTATATCTGGCAAATATCAGATGGTGATTCCCAGATGAAACAGGCTATTCACGATTATGCAACAACAGGTCTTGGTTATTTGTATGCTTATGTTGATAGAGAATCAGATTTCGGGAAAGGTGATGTCAAGTTCACCTATCTTGACCCCTTTAGGGTTTACGTATCTCCTTCTTCACGTAATCGTTGGTATGATGATTCTGATGGCATTATTATATCTACAGTCCTTACTGGTGAGCAGGTCATTAACCTTTACCCGGAATTAGATGATGTAGTAGACCCCGAAACTGGCGAACAGTCCGATGGTATACTTCGTAGTATCTCTGAATATGCAGAATACAATGGCGAAGATTATCCTTCTGCACAAAATAAAAACTCAATGACTGTGTTTACCCCTGCTGAAGTTAAAGATAAAGACTTCATGCAGGTTAAAAAGTACCAGATACTTGAAAGATTTTATAAAGTAAAAGTTCCTTTTTATCATGTTGTAAATATCCAAGATGGAGAAGAATTAGTATTATCTGAAGAAGAGTTTGTACAATTCTCTGAAGAAAATAAGGATGTATTGGAATCTGGATATTTTGAAATTGCTCAAGTCTTTCAAACTAGAGTAAAGGTGTGTGCATCAATAGGTGAGATAGTTTTATATGAGGATATCCTTAATTCAAATATATATCCTATAGTTCCACTTCCAAATGTATGGACAGGGACACCCTATCCTAAGTCTGATGTATCAAGAGCAAGACCTATGCAGAGACTCCTTAATAAATTATGGTCTCTTGCTTTGTCTCATGCTCAGGCATCTGCTGGTTTAAAATTATTAGTTCCACTTGGGAGTGTTGATGACATATCTCAGTTGGAACAAGATTGGGCTAACCCAAATGCTGTTATTGAAATAGATTCATCTCAAGGCGAGCCACATTATCCACAACCTTCACCACTTGCTGGTGAATTTTACAAACTCATACAACAATGTGAATTTTACATTGATTTTATATTCGGCTTGCCTGAGATGATGCATGGATTCGCTGATAAAGCTCCCGATACAGTTAGGGGAACTGAGCAAATGATAGCTTTAGGTAGTCAAAGACCCAAATCGAAGCTTAGGGATATAGAATTTTCTATAAACAGGCTTGGGAAAGTAATATATAATCTATCTAAAGGTCACTATAGTTATAAGAAAATGTTTAGATTGGCACAGCCAAACAACGACCAAACTGATGTTATGGTGAATTTTTATACAGATGTATCTGGTTCTGTAGTTGATATTAAAAAAGAGAAATATAACATTGAACAACATGATATAAGAATTGAACCGGGTTCTTCTATGCCAACTAATAAATGGGCAGAACTTAATGTCTATTTAGAAGCATTTCAGTTAGGTATTGTAGACAGGTATGAGGTTCTGAAAAAGAACCCAGAGATTTTTGACAAAGAGGGTATTATGCGACGTACAGATGAAAAACAACAAATGATGTCACAGATACAAGCCCTTGAAGGTCAGTTAAAGAATTTGCAGGGAGACTTGCAAACAGCCCAAAGAGAATCCGTACAGGATAGGAAACGAGTGGAAGTTGAGAAATTCAAATCACGACTTTCCGGAGTTAATTCCGATTCTAAAGCGGATAGAAGAGTACAACGTAATAAACTTGAAACAGAGGTGAAGCTCGAGGTAGAGAAATTAGCTAACCGAATCAACCGTGAGGCTGATAAGGCAACTGGTTCTACTCTAAAAGCCTAGAGACATCTTAGAGGAGTAAAACATGGAATCGTTAGAACAACAAATTGAGGCGAATGTCGAAGCTACAGCGTATGGAGATGAAAGTTCATTGGTGGATGAAGTCATTGCAGAGCAATCTGGAGAACAGGTTGCAGATGTCCCCGAAGAAGCTCCGGCTTTAGTAGATGAGGCAGAGGTTCGTAAGTTTCAGTCAATGTATGACCGCTCACAAGCGGAATTACAAGATTTGAAAAAGTATGAACCTTTGGTAAATCTTCTGGAGTCGAGACCTGATTTGGTAAAGACATTGCAAGATGGCATATCTAATCCACAAAGTGCACAGGAATCAGCTCCCGGTATAGGCAAAGACGAGTTCAACCCTTGGGATGCATTTACAGAAGATGGTTCTGCTTCCAGCCAATATGTTAAAAATAAAATTGAAAACATGGCAAATGAAGTAGTATCCAAGAAAATGGCTAAACAACAGGCTCAGATGCAGACAGAAATGCATTTGAATAATACCGTGAGTGAATTAAGGAATACCTATAAAATGTCAGATACTGAGATTAAAGGTTTTCTGGAGTTTACCACACAGCCTAAGGAAGCCGTTGGAATGGGTAATCTTGTTAAATTGTATCGAGATGTCAGTGGGGTTGGTCAAACAAATACTGATACCGTAAGTGCGGTTAGAGCCGCACAAGAAGCACCTCGAAGTGCAGGTATCTTGCAGGGACAACCCGTATCAAACAAGTCGGATGACGACAAGATGTGGGAATCCATTGCAGGTGCAACACGCTCTACGAGGTTGCCTTAATTAATTAACAAATAAGTATGGAGGTTTACTATGGCAGTAAATCAAGGACAGTTAAAAGTAACAGACGTTGCTCAAACTGCATCTAATTCTCATGCTTCAACTCATGGAACTACGCCTGACAATCGTAGATTATACAATTTTGGTGAACGGGTAGCAGACCTTGCTCCTGAAGAATCCCCATTTTTCGTATATCTATCGAAAGTCAGTAAAGTTCCTACAGACGACCCTGTTTTTCGATTCTTAGAAGACAGAAGTAAAACCGATTGGACTGATAGAACTTTTCTGTTGGCATCAACTCCCGGCACTATTGCGGCTGGTTCGTCATATGCTTTTACAGTTGATTGTGATAATGTACAGTCTGGCGGAGATAGTTCTGGTGGTGCATCTGCTGATTTCCTTGTAAAAGGAATGGTGTTTGCTATTAATACGCAAACAACATCAGGCACTGCTGGTGCCGCAGATATGTCTCAGGCAGTTGTTCGTATTGAAACTGCACCTGTTGATGCTGGTACGAGTACCACATTTACAGGCAAGGTTCTTTCACTTGCTAATGGTACATCTGCTGGTGAGAATGTTGCTACTGATAATGACAAGTGTATGATTATCGGTACTTCTTTTGATGAGGGTTCCGGTTCGCCTGACGTTTGGAGCGGTCAAGTTGATGATGACTTTGGGTACACCCAAATATTCAAGACGGCGGCAGAAATGTCGAATACTGCGATTGCTACAAAGTATCGCGGTTATGCCGATGAATGGTCTCGTATCTGGAGTTTGAAGCTTAGAGAACATAAGGTTGACATTGAAAGGGCTATGCTCTTCAGTCAGCGTTCTCGGCAAGGTAATTCTCAATTAACCGATGGTCTGGTAGGTCAGATTATCAGGACTGTAACACCAACTGGTGGTGCAAGCAATTTCTCCTATTCAAGGGGAAGTAGCTATTTCAAAACATCTACTCGTGCTGAGTTGACATATGATATGTTACTTGGTGATTTGGAAGTTGTATTTGACCCCGCTCGCGGCGGTTCAGGTGCAAAGCTAGCTCTTTGCTCGCTACCAGTTATTACGTTCTTTAACAAGTTGGCAAGTTCTTCAACATTCCTATCTAGTGCATACTCTGCTGCACATCCATTGATGGCGCAGGAAAGAGGAGTATATGGTCACAAGGTAATGAAAGTTGAAACCATTCATGGCGACCTTACTCTTGTAAAAGAACCATTATTCA